ATTTAACTTGAGCTCAATCCATCTAATCGAGAATTGGCCGGCTAATGTCACAGCAAGTGCCATACGCAAATCATAAAACCTAAAATACTGACTGCCTAATGCACCATATGCTGAGTTCAACGAAACTTTCTTGGCTAGTTGTATATTATTATATTTTGCGATTCGTTTTTCTATTTCATATTTTTTCGAATCATCAGTTTCATTTTCGTATTCTTGCTTTGCCTTAAGCATTAATTTTTTAAACTTACTTCTATCTTCATACATTTCTTCCATCATCTTAGGCAAGAAACCTTGTATATCTGTACGGAAGAATTGGCCATTTGGTGTTATTGTAGCGTTCACCAATTTGGATGTATCAATTTCTTTTTTCAACAAATTTTCAACTGTAACTCCTGAAAGAACAATTTGACGCATCTCTGGAGTATAATTTTCTGGATCGATTAAAGTTTCAGGTGAAATATTATATTGCATCATAAGGTGGGGGTAAAGTGAATTTAGGTCAAAGCTGGCAACATAATGGTGCTTACCTACTTGAACTTCTTTAACATAAGCACCTTCAAACATTCCATCTTTTTCTTTTACTTCACGAGGAGGAACAATAATGCCTTTTTCAAAAAGATAGGCATATGTCATTGAATCCCACATACGGGTTTGTGCAAACACATCCTGAAAGTTTGTTTTTGTGTCGTATGCCAAAGTTACGGCCAATTCAATTAGCTTTAACTTTTCTTCAAGTTTAACAATTAGTTCAACGTCTTTAATGTTATATTCAATAAACTTTTGAAAATTCAAACGATATAAAGCATGAAGATTGTCATATTCATCATATGTTAATTTACTTTCACCTAATTCAACATTGGCAATAGAATTCAATTTATAGGATTCTTGAGATTTTCCACCAGGAGCATACCACTTATACAATTCAATATAATCTAATGATTCAACACCCAAAAGATTATAGGCAATTAATGGACGACCATTGACAATTGTTTTTCTTTCACCAATATAATTCCAAGGTGATAATTTTTTAGTTTCATCTTCACCAAGAATTTTACGAAAACGATTGATAATATATGGTTCATCAAAGAACTTAGTATTCCAACCAGTCAAAATATCAGGACATTTTTTTGTCCATAATGCCATGAATTGTTTACATAAAGAATATTCATCTTTACATTTCACATAAATTTCATTACCTTGAGCTTCATAAATTCCACAACCAAACACATAGGTTTGGCCATGTAAATATTTAATACAGATTGCTGTGATGGGTTCTTCTGCTTTATACGGATCAGGAAATCCATTTTCAGAACCAACCTCAATATCGACTACAGCTGTGAGAATTTTATCTTGGTCATAATCAACCATACCAGTATGTTGATCGGCAATAAAGGCATATTCAAAACGAGTTTGGCCATAAATCTTTGGTGCATTAGATACATCTTCAAATTGCTTGATGTAATCTTTTGCATCACGAATCGTACCAAAAACTTTCTGATCAAGATAATCACCTTCTAGTGATGTGAAGTTGGTTATTTTTTTGGAAGGCAGATATAAAGAAGGAGAATATTCAATTCTCTGTTTTATTCTTTTTCCATCTTGAACACCTCGGTAAAGAATATTATTACCGAAGCTTTGTACATTTGTGTAAAAGTTTGCCAAGTTAGCCTGTGATGATTTGTTGTTTTGATACGATTATACCAGAGCCAAAGATTTGATTATAATTGTTAATAAAATCTTCTGCTGGAACATATGAGTATACTACATTTTTCTTATTGATGGCAACCGTTGCGCCCGTTTTTTGTTCGGCGTGGAGTGGGAACGGAGAAAAACCAATATTAGGTTGGCCATCTTTACCACGAACAACAGCAATACCAACTGGATTTTCAATGACGAATTCGCTTTCAGATTCCGATTCAATCTCACCGAGAACATCTTCTCCAGTAATTAATTTTAGTGCTAATATTTTCATTATTTTTCCTTTTATAAAATGTAACCCATTATATACTAAAATTGATTAAAAGTAAACCATAATATACATAAATACCATTACACAAAAAGGAAATAAAATGAAACGCCTACTATTATTGGTTATGGTATCAATGCCTTTAATATGTTTTGGTGCAAAACCTCCAACAGAAGCAAATAAATCTGTTCGTTGTTTTGATACGCAAGAAGCCTTTCAAGATTTAGAAAAGCATTTAAAACAAAATCCAACTTTTATTTCACCTAATGAATTGACCAATTACAAATCAATGATTGCTTTTTTTGAAAGCAAAGAAACTGGTGAATGGACTCTTATAGAGTTTGATAAAGAGTATGTTTGTGTTTTAGCTATGGGTAGGAATAAATCAATATGAAATATCCATACGAATTTATGATAGACTTTTGGGTATATTACTTTTTACAACTTTATTACTTGCCGTATCAATTAATACCCAGGATCGACTAAAGTATTTTTCTTTAGCTTTTCTTCTCTTTGAATTCTTTCAAATTCATCATTTTCATTTTCAGCATCCTGAATTTCTTTAGGATCGATTATTTCTTTAAATTCGTTATCGACCACGGCCAGCTTTCCTCATCACAGTCATTTTAGGAACAAATTTTTTTGGTTTTGATATTTGGGGATTAGGTCCTACTTTTTTTAAATTTCGAACTTTTTTTAATTGTTCTTCATGAAACTTTTTGTCATCATCAGTCATATAATCTCCTTTTTGGTTGCGGAGGAAGGAATCGAACCTACGCCCTCTGGATTATGAGTCCAGCGCTCTACCTCTGAGCTACTCCGCTGTAATATTATATATGTTCAACGAACATGGGTTTTTTTCTTTTTTTCCAATCTTTCCAATAACTCAATTAATTCTTTTGGAGTTAACATTTTTCCCCAAGTTGGATTGGTATTTGATTTTTCAGACATTGGTGCCCCTTGATAGAATCGAACTAACAATTCAAGATTACAAATCTAGCGTTATACCATTTAACTAAAGGGGCAATAATTAAATACTTTTTCTTGCAATTTCGTTTTTAATTTTTGCTTTAATTTTGGGTTTCTGTGTTGAATCTAATAATTTATTTAACTGCTCAAGATTTAAAGGACCCAAACGAGGTTTACCAGTTTTGGTCATCATAGGATTTGCAGTGCGATTTTTTTGATTTGAACCTTTAGTTGCCATGATATATTTTCTTAGAATAATAAAAGTGGAGCGGTGGTCTGCTTTGCACAGATAATATAAGAGGGTATCTCACATCGTACTATTACACACCGCATATTTAATACTATAACATTATATAGAAGGATTGTCAATGGTTTCTTGTGGTATATTTTGAATCCAATGAATTGGCTCTGGTTTTAATGGTGCATCAGGATTACGGATGTCACCAAAAATTTCCCATAACTTTTCTTTAATGACAAATTTGCTAAACAATCCAGTTGACATACCATAAGCTTCTATTTCCCATGGTTCATCATAATAGTCCAAATTTTTGATTCTTTGACCTCTCCAACGAGTACCATATTCATTTGTTTCACCATAAGCATATTGCTTAACATGAACCATTTCATGAGCCAAAGTTTCTAAAATATCATGTGATCCTGTTATTGGATTTATTTCTATTTCAAATTCTCTTGGTTTATTACTTTCATTATAATCAATGACTCCTGCATATCCTAGAGCATCTAATTTTGGATCAAATTTAATACGGACAAATATGTTTTCCAACATTTTGGGTGTCATCAATTGCGAAGCATAAAAAAGAGCCGCACGCTTCACAAACGGTCTAAAGCGTTTTTTGTCGGGACATCCGACTATACTAAGCTGCATTTTAGGTTTCTCCTTGGTAAAACCATCGAACACTTCTCAATTATTTAGGATCAACTAACATTTCACCAGGTGAAATATTTTATATCTTTTCTACTTCCACACTACATTTTTCTAAAAAGTCTATACCCATACTATCTCTATAAGAATTACGGTAATATACCTTTTTAATACCAGCCGTATATATTTGTTTAGCACAGTCAATACAAGGGGCATGGGTCAGGAACATCATGGAACCATCTCCAGATTCAGAACTTTTGGCCAACTTAGCGATGGCATTAGCTTCGGCATGAATCACCTCAGGTTTGGTTTTTGTGGTAATGGTATCGTCAGATAATTGAATATAGTTTTCACAATCATTAGTCCAACCTGATGGCATTCCATTATAACCAATAGAAATGATTCGGTCATCTTTTACCACAATAGCACCAACCTGTAATCGTTTTGCTGTGGACAATTCAGAAAATCGTTGGGCTACATCCATATAAGCATTGATAAATTTCTGTTTCATATATTGTGTCTTTTTGGTAGTTTTTCAATTATTTGTTTAGCCAATTTACCAGATAAACCATCTTTATCCATACGAGCAATATCACTCAAAGCAATATACATCGTTTCATGTTCATCCCAAACTTGGTAATGAATTTCTCTTAATGTAGGACTTTGTGATAATATTGCTGATAATATTTTTAATACAATTTTTGTAATGATATCAAACATTATAATATTGGTGGGCCGAAAAGGACTTGAACCTTTGACCAACGGATTATGAGTCCGCTGCTCTAACCAACTGAGCTACCGGCCCAATTGATTACCAAGATCCATCATCTATCCATAATCGAATAGTAATAGGCAATAATTCTATAATCAAAGCATCTGTTTCCCACACATCATTTGTTTTATTATATGCAGCAGAAATTCGCCAATGCAGTGGATTTAATTTGATGATAATATTACAACCCGAATAACGAAGCCATTTAATAATTTTCATTTCAACACATACTTTGTAATTTTATCTTTTAACATAGAAGGCATATCCAAATATGGCCACTCTAAATGAAATGGACAACCTTCTGTTCCCCATTTATTACTGTGTAAAAATAATTTAACCATTTTCATATCATTTTTACTACTAGGATCAAATTGATGCCTTTGATACAAATTCATCATCTCAATACGATTACTCATTTCACATACTCCACATTGTCTTTGCGCATATAATGAACTACTAACTGTTTTTTTGGATCAGGAATTTCTTTAACTACAGGAATAAAAGTTATACCATCAATCTCATTAGTTGCCCAATTAGAATAGGTATAGTAAATGTCTTGATTCGTTTTTGAACGAACCTTTTTGAGAATGGCTTTGCCACCAATAGCGGTAGCAGTATAACCGGGTCTTAGATTTTTTTTCATGATTTAATTATAACTCAAAGAAAGGGGCCAGTCAAGGCCCCTTGTATTATTTACCTTTTTGGTTTGGGTAGTTTAATTCTTCCCATTCTTCATCGGTAACAGGCCACCATTGATTCATTTTAACCTCTTTTTTTGGAATTGATATAGGCTAATCTAGCTTCTTGCCACGCTTCAATCATATCGATTAAAAATTTTTTGATGGTAGACATTATTCACTCTTTTCCTTGATGGAAATTTTCTTAATAGCATCTTGTGCCTTAACAATATTTTCCAACCAAACTTTGAGCATACCATTTACAATTTCGGCATCTTTAATTTCAATCTTGTCAGCCAAAGTAAACTGGCGAACAAAATTACGATTAGCAATACCTTTGAAAATGTAAGAATTGGCATCATCGGTTTCTTGTGTATTACCTTTGATTACCAATTTGTTACCTTCTAAAGTAACTTCAATATCAGTTTTAGCAAAACCAGCAACTGCCATTTCGATGACATATTTGTTGTCTTTTACTTGTTTGATATTGTATGGAGGATAGCCAGGAGTTGCTTTGGCTACAGATTCAGAGATATCACGGATTTGGTCTAATACGTCATCAAAACCAACTGTGAAAGGATCCAACGACTTGTGGATTTGAGCCCATTGTGGGAATAAAGATAAAGTTGTGCTTGTCATGTGTTTCTCCTTAGTGATAAGCGAGTTAATAAAAATGTAGCCCCAATCGGCGACTACATCCATATTTATAACACAATCCTATTTATTTGTCAATAAGCCCCTGGTTTTTTACCAATATTGTACTTGGGTACCAGTTCCCAATCATCTTTTTCTTTATGGGAAAGTATCTTAATCTGTGATAGAAAGATAGGAGGTGGGTTTTCCACTCTATCTCTACTAATAATCTTTACCAGACCCCAATCGGCCAGTAGTTTGGCTATGGCATTTCTACGAGAAAGGTCGTTTTCGGAAATATCAGTTGGTTTTCCATCTAAAGCAAATAATTCTTTAAAATGTACAATGTAATACCTACCTTGTTTATGTAGAATATGACAAGATTGATATAATATTCTATCTTTTTTAGAAGCAACACCAATTCGTGTTAAAGTTTCACGAACTTTTAAAAAATCATCCTTCTCATTTAATGTAACTTCAACTAAATCTATAATTGAAATCATGACTTGTTCACTCCGCCTTTATTTGTTTTTGCTTTTATTTCAGCGATTTGTTCGGGATTTAAAATTCGTAGAGCTTCTTTGGCTTTCTCATTGGAATAACCGAAATATTGCTTCACACATTCTATATCTTTATCGGCCTCTGATTTCTGCCACGGTTGGAATTTCCGTTTCATCGACCTTATGGTATTTAGAAGATATGAATATTGCATGTCCACATCTAAACTGGAGTGTAGATTCATTTCATTTACATATAGAACACAGTCCATATGATAAGATAAAGCTCGATTAATTATAAAAGGCTTATAATCTTTATAATCAATTTCATCACGGAATACAGATTTTTTGGTTTGAAGTATGGATGGAAGAATTTCTTTAAATAGATCCGGCATTTTAATATCCCGAAACAGTATACTTCTGAAGTTCTTTCATTTCTTCATTTGACATTTTTTTTACAGGAATCAAAGCTTCTTGTTCACGATCAATCAAAACCATTACACGACCATCTTTTGTCGTATAATTTCTCGTTTTGAAAGTTTTTGGATTAACTTTAAATATCCATCCAGCCCATTTATCCGTATGTCTTGGAGGCGGTACTGAAACAAAATAAAGAACATCAACAGATCGACACTTTGGAAGTTGATTGGGTTTAAATGTGAAAGCATTTTGCATGATAAAAGGAACTTGAGTTTTTACTTCTACCTTTTTATCGTTGGCTAATAAATCTTTTTCTGAATCATATTTGTTTATAGAGGACTTAACTTTATAACCTTCTTCACTTAAAAGATTGATTACAATTTTTTCGCCAGCTAAGCCAAGCTCATTCATCATTTCATCTTTGGTCATTTGAACTCACAATCTACCATAACTTCGGTTAAACATGCAACCATATTAATTTCGTGATCAGCAACAAAGGCTGCTTGATATTGATATTTTGCCAAAATCAAGACCAGTTGTGGAACTGAATTTGGTTTTAATATCTCATATAAAGAATCATAGAGCTTACGATAGATTTTAATTGGATCATTATCTAAATTAGAAGTAACCCATTTACGAGTAGAAGCAAAGTCTTTTTCTTTTAAAGATTTGATAAGAGAATCAAGTTGTATGTCAGCAACATTAGAAAGAATACCTTTATCAATCGTACCTGAAACAGAATATCGCTGAAGTTCATTAAGAATTCTACGATTATCTGGAAAGTGTTTTGTAATGACTGCAGCCACGACTTCTTTATCATATGTAATTTTCTCTTGTTCTAATATCCATTCAACTCGTTTGAAAAATGCCGAGGCCATTTTAGCCTTGGAACCATTCATTTTAAAATCAATAACAGAACACCGAGAATGAATAGGATCAATAATACGATTTTTAAAGTTACAAGTAAAGATAAATGAACAGTTTGAGGAGAACTCCTCGATGGCACCACGCAACGCAGGTTGAGTGGAATTTGGATTTAGATAGTCTGCCTCATCAATGATAACAACTTTTCTTCCACCAGCTAGTGAAACTGACGAAGCATAATTTTTGATTTTGTTTCTTAATACATCGATACCTGATTCATCTGAACCATTGATAACAATATAATCACAACCAACTTCATTACAAAGGGCTTTGGCAATTGTAGTTTTACCTACGCCTGCTGTTCCCGATAATAATAGATTGGGTATTTCACCTCTAGTGACATATTCTTGAAAAGTGGATTTGATTGAATCTGGTAGAATACAATCTTCCACTTTGGCTGGTCGATATTTTTCGACCCATAATAAATGTTCCATTCAAAACTCCCATAATATAATATACTACTTATTTTACTTCTGTGATACCTTCAAATAATGCTTCAAATTCTTTTGATTCTGCTACTTCTGTTTGGAATGACTGTTTGTATTGAACTTTAGCCATTCGCTTAATAATTTTTTTAGGAACTTTTAATGTATCGTGAGTTGCATTGACAATATCATTCATTTCAATTTTCAAAGCATCTTGTTTATTCATAACTAAAACAATTTCATCAACGGCACCCTTGAGTGCCTTTAATTGTTGATCATCAAAAGTTCCAAACAAAGTTTGGATTGTAGGCATTATTTTAATTGTCCTTGGATTTGACCAATAACATCAATTTGGGATTCTTTAACAGCTAAGTTTCCTGTAATTGTGTTAATGATGGTTTTTTCAACTCCTTCTTCTGTTACTGAAAAAACTACAACAATAAATTTTGGATTAACAGCTACTGAATTACCAGTTACGGCATCTGTGAAATATAACAACATAATTACTCTCCTATTTTAGTTTCTTTGGCCTCAAATGCAATCCAATATTGAATATCATCTTTGGTGTTTTTGAAGTGTGCGATGCCTTTGAAAGAAATCTTGACATCATAACTTCCTGGGATAAGTTTGATATTCTCTGTTTTGAACACAATCTTATATTTTTTTCCGTCACCATCACCAACCTGAATTGAATTGGTATGTGCTGAATTATCATTTGCATCAAAGGTAATCATTTCAACCGCATCACCATTTGATTGAACACCTACATGAGGTGAAGATAACACACTAGCCGCTTTGATAATTGAATCATAATCTTCAGAACTTAAAGAAAATTCACAATCAACTGAAGGTAATGTTAATTCTTTTTCTGGAGGAACAACAATCATTTCCTTTGCAGTCATACGATAATTTGTTTTACGCTTGCCACTTTTGAAAATAACATCTGAACTGTTAAAATCAATTTCAGAATCTTTAAAGAGGCTATGTACCGATAAAAATTGGTTCAAATCATAAACACAGAAATCTTGTGGGAATTCATCTTTTAGAATAGCTTGAGCTAAAACTGTTTTACCAGCCGAAACGGTGGTTAGTTTTTTTCCTTTTTTGAATTGAATGCCTTGGTTGATGGAAGAAAAATTCTTCAATACTGTAAGGGTTTCATTTGATAGCTTCATTTACTTCTCCATTATTTAAAAAATCTATTGTATCATGTTCATATAAAAACATCAAGCAGCACATTGCGTGTGCTAAGTGATTCTTACCAGTTTCTTGGTCAAGTTGTTCGCCAGATTTCCAAGCCCAAAGATGCCTTTGTAAAGCATCAAAGTATCTACGCTTTGAATCAGGAACCCATTTCCAATTATCTGGTTCATACTTCTGTGCACCAAAGGTAAGAATTTCTACTGTTGCCTTTAATGCGTTTGGTGGAATTAAACCATATTGCAATTTGCCACCATCAAATTTACGGCCACCTGAAGTTGCCTTTTGTGACAATTTAACTTTATCATCTTTTGAAATTTTATACCAAGAAGGATGTAAATCAAACTGCATTACATTTCTCCAACATAATTAGCAACAGCTGGCATATCTCCTTGGAAGTGATATGTGCCAATATGTGAAGTTTTCATCCAAGGACACAAGAAGATTTCTCCGCCGATCTTACGCCACATTTGGCAGAACATATAATCTTCTGAAAGATAGCGATCAGAACCTCCACCGGTAATACTATCTTTAGTGTCAATAACTGTATCAAAATAAGCATGAATATAACGAGATCCATCAAAATGTGCTTGACCTACATGGTCAGGTTTATAACGAATGGATGGATATGCTTGTTCCATTTTTTTAAATACTTCACGCTTCATCATCATGAATCCAGTACCAATTTCTAATACTGATAAAGGTTCTGTTACCGAGAACTGTGCTGTTCCTTTTACTGGATTAAAAACATAATCACCAGTAACTTTTTCTAAAAGACCTGGTTCAATATCAGGATTTTTTTCTACGGCTTTTTTAACTGCTCTCCATTTGATTGCTTTTTTAGGATAAGGACCACCAGCAACCTCTTTATCAAGAGCTATTAAAGCAATTACATCTTGAGGATTAAAATGTACATCTGAATCAATAAACAACATATGTGTACAATCAGAACGGTGGATAAATTCATCAACAAGATAATTTCTTGCTCGTGTAATTAGGGACTCATTAAATAGGAATGAGAATTTGATTTGTATGCCATATTGTAAACACATACCTTGTAAATCAAGGCAAGCTTTCATATACAATCCATGGTTCATACCACCATACATTGGTGTCGCAACGAATAAGCTTTTCTTTTGTAAATCTTCTTTTTTAATTTGAATTTCCATTTGCGCTCCGAATAATTATAAAAAAAAGGGAGTATCGCTTTTTTATAGCGAACTCCCTATATCAACCCAAATTAGGCTGTAAAAGAATAACCAGCACTTAAAGCAGCTTTAACCATTGCTTTAGTTGGTGTACCTAAACGATAAAAATTGATCTTGCGACCATCACTTAAAGTCTTGGTGTTTGTATAGATGCAATGACCTTCTTTACGCAACTCATCGATGCGAGCAGAAACATTGGTGATGCCGAAACGGCGTTGTGCTTGAGCAGTTGTAAAAGTGTTGTAGCCTTCTGGTTGCTTCAAAGCATTGATCATACGTTCTTTAGCTGATAATTTAGCCATTTGTAAAACTCCTATATCATAGTTAAAATAAAACCTCGTCAATCACGAGTACTCACATCATAACATTATATATGTGTGTGTGTCAAGTATATTGTTGGTATACTTAATTATCTGCCAACTTGTGGCAAATACTTTGCCTTGGTTTGTTCCCAAGTTAAATAAATTAAATCGTCATAAAATAAAGTTTCATATGAAACAGTATTTTTCTTTTGTAATTGCCGAATTCTTGGTTTAGCATATTTTGTTTTCCAAATATTCGTTAAAGCTTCCAAACTGGTATCAAATGATTTTACTAAAGAATCTTCTTGAATTTCTTTTCTGAGATATTCATTTGTATTTGTATATAATGGACTAAAATAAATTCCACGCTGATGATCAGTTCTTGTTATTTCTTTTGGTATACCAAGTTTTGGATAAGCAAAATGTAATGAGCGATTTTTATGATCTCGTTTAAGTGGAAGACCTTGTGTATTTTTGGCTTCCCACCATTCGAAATATTTTTTAGTATGATTTTCTTTTAACCAATCAAAAATCATTTTTTTGGTTGATCGTGATGGTTCGAATGCTACTGAACCTGATGAAAATCCCATTTTATTCCAATGTTCTAATCCATCATATTGAGAAAGACCACCAGACTTAGTGTTGCCATAAAGAGAAGTTGTAGTAACTCCCACGAGGACATCTCCATATTTTTCTTTCCAATCTTTTTGAACTGTATCGGCTAAACATAAAAGTGCTAATAATTTACCACCCATATAATTAAAGCCGAGAGGTTGTAAAGGAACAATTGTTGATCCAATTGCTGTGTGATTAATCATACCTTGCTGCGTTTTAACATCTCTAGACCAACCGATTGCAGTATCTCTCGGAGTCAAGTCCAGAAAGTCTGAGGAGATACAAATTACACCAAGATATTTTCCTGTAATTTCATCTTCGATTGTGTAGAATAGATTACGACCAATGTTACTATTGTTCTTCATTGTGGAAGAAAATGTACGAATAGCATTCCAAGTTTCAGCCAACTCACCATTATGTAATTTCATAACAGGTTTTAATTTTTCATAATCATCCGGTTCAGTTGGCATCCAAAAATTGGATTTAACTTTATCAACCAATTTCTTTTGTTCTGGATCCACCATTTGAACTTCTGAACCCCACAATGTAGAAACATCTTCTACAGGATATCTTTCTTTAATTTCACACCATTTTTGGTATAAAGTATATTCACGAACATCCATTTGAGAAGCATATGTTAAATCTTCAATGAGTATTTTGGTAAGTTTTTCTTGATCAATGTGTTGAAAAGAAGAAATTGGATTGTTTTCTTGCCATTCTTTCCATTGTTTTTCTACAAACTCAATTGGTGTTGCCATATTATCTTAATTTTAATTTTTTCAATATTTTATTACGCTTTGACATACCAGACTGTAATGCCATTGGTTTTACTCTTTGAGTATACACTATTCCATTCATATGGTCAAGCTCATGTTGGAAACAACGAGCAGATATACCAGACAAAGTGGTACCTTTCCATTCTCCTGTATAATCTTGATAACGAACTCCAATTTCTTCCGGCCTTGTAATTCTTAATCCTAAAAATGGAAAAGATAAACATCCTTCTATCATATGGATTTCTTTATTTGAAAAATTAATTATTTCTGGATTAAAAAATGCCACATAATCGTCATTACTTCCCATTACAAATACACGATATGGAAATCCACATTGATTGGCGGATAATCCAATACCATGATGCGCTTTACAAGTTTCAACTAAAGTGGAAGCAAATTCATTTGGATTAACAGGTTGATTATTAAAATCAAACTCAGGTAAAACTTGTTTTAAAATTGGATGCGCTTCAGGCACCAAATTAAAAAGTTTTTTTTCTACAGGTTTATCAACTTCTTTAATTGCTTCTTCTGTATTAATTGTAATCATTTCGCTCATTTTGCTATCCTACTAAAATTGTTATATTTTTCAAATTTAATAATTGACCTAAACTTATCAAAAAGTTGGTCTCCTTTGTGTGAAATAACAAACACATTAGTGTCTGTTCCCATTTCGTGAATCAACTTCAAAAATTCTTCTGTACCAACAGTATCTAAACTGGAATCAAATACTTCATCAAGAATTAATAAATTAGTATTAGTACTATTTTTTAATTTAGCAATCTGGCGCCATGTGAATAATAATGCCAAATCAATACGCATCTTTTCACCTTCAGAAAAATTTGCATAACTAAATTCATCACGGTGCCTTGATTTAATTGTTTCTTCAAAAGATTCATTGATATTAAAATTAACAAAGAAATCCATGGCACTCAAATACTTATTAATCAACTTATTCATAATAGGTAAATATTGACGAATAATTTTTGTTTTAATACCTGTATCTTTTAAAAGATTACCAGCAAATTCATAATATTGTTTTTCGGTTGAAAATTCTTCCTGCTTTTTAAGTAGCTCAGCGAGTTCATCTTTCAATTCTTTTAACTTAGCATTTTCATCTTCAAGGTTTTCTTTATGTACCGAAAGTTCTTCAATCTCTCTTTGTAATTTGGTAATATATTTGTTAACTGCTGAAATGGTTGAATTGTGTTTAACTATTTCGTTATTGTGGCCTGTTATGTGTTTGTTTATATTTTGTATTTCTTCTATTCTTTTGTTTGTTTGAGTAATCTGTGCTGAGATTTCCTCAAGGCCTTGCCGTTGAGTAGTGACTTTGGATTTTCTTTCTTCGACTTGGATTGATTTAAATTCTGATTCGATAGGTTGTTTACAGGTTGGGCAATTGTCGTGTTCTTCATAGAAAGCAATATCCTTTTCATTTTTTTTAATGTTGGTTTCAATCTTTGATTCTAACTGTAACAATTTTTTACTTTTCTTTTCCACAGAAAGTTTATCTTCAATTTTTTTCTGTAGAACATTAATGTGTTTTTGAATTAAATCAATATCTCTTTGTAATGTAAATGTTTGATCTATATTGGTATTAATTTCTTTCTTTTTCTTTTCAATTTCTTCATCATTACGATTCTTGTGTTCTTCAATACTTTGTTTTTGAAAAGTAATTTTTTCAGAAGTTAAATCCATTTCGTATTTGTTTTTTGTGGTACCATCTTTAATTATTGCCATCTTTTCTTTTACAATTGAATTCATTGACGAAAAGATTTGAATGTCTAATAAATCTTCAATAATGGCACGGCGATCTGATGGAGATAACTGCATGAAAGGAACAAATGAAGCCGATCCTAAAATAACCACTTGAGTAAATGACTTGTAATTTAATTTGAGAATAAACTTCTCCAAATACTCTTGGTAATCTACAGACTTGGCATCTTGGTCAACAAGAACATTATTACAATAAATTTCAAATGTGTTTGGTTTAATACCACGAATTACTTTATAGTATTTTTGGCCAATAGAAAATTCAATCTCAACAATAGAATCTCGTTGATTGATTGAGTTTAATAATTGTGGTTTGTTAATCTTACGAAATGGTTTACCAAAAAGACCAAAACACAAGGCATCCAATATAGTGGACTTACCTGCACCATTATTTCCAATAATTAATGTGTTTGGTGATTTAGTAAAATTGATTTCTGTAAAACTTGCTCCGGTGGATAAAAAATTCTTCCACCGAACGGATTGAAATATAATCATTCAATATTAAAATGTTTTTTAATTGCACTTGATATTACGACTTCGCCTTTGAAACTTTCTGGATCAATTCCACCTTTTGATAGAATGTTAAAATCAACAATAGATATACATTCTTTAATAATTAATTCGGCAAATAGATTCAATCCTTCTTGATCCGGATTATCTTTTATACCCGCTTGTTGTTTGAGTTGTTCAATAGTATTTTTCATTATGCTTGTTCCTGATTCAATGCCTCAACATATAATTCTCGCATTACTGTTTTGAGTTTTTCATTATCAATATGTTCTTCTTTAATACCATCAACATATTTACCAATAATTGTCATAGTATCTTCTGCTTGATTAATCATATCATCTTCTACGCCTTCTGTCAAGTCAGTAAAGTCCTCTGCAATGGTAATATCGATTGGATTAACATTATATAAGTTGTTCAAAAACTTATCAAACAGATAAGGATTAGTTTTGTTTAATACCACAACTTTAACATAGGTGTTGGTATACTTGCTTAAATCTTTATTGGTAATCTCTGTGATGGAATTTTCTTTATCATCATATACGATACGATGGAACATTACATTAGGATTTTTTATAAAAGTAAGACTCCTATCATTAAGATCAAACAGATGAAAACCTCTATCATCATTATAATCTTGCCAAGTAAGTTCATACGGATTTCCAAGGTAGTGTATACCATCAGCTGCAGAGCGATGATGATAATGACCGCTAAAAGTAAGGTCGAACTTTCTGAATATGTCACGGCTTAATCCTTCCGTTGATGGCATACCACGATGCATGGCAAAACCGGCAATTTCAAAGTGTCCCATACAAATGTCGGCTGAAGTATTTTTTATCTCCAATAAACTATTATCATAATTTTCTGGACAGATCCATGGAATCATACAAATGTCATAATCAACATCACCATAATTCAAATGAATGGTTTGTGGAGAATCAATAACATTGATATTGTTATATTCTTTAAGTAATAGGTCTACCGAATTAACATCGTTGGTATTTTTGTAGTAAGTATCATGATTACCTGCCAACATATGAACTTGAATGTTCCGTTTGGTTAACTCATCAAAAAACATTTCTTTGGTTCTTTTGAGTGAAAAGAAGTTTACATATTTACGCCTATCAAAGGTATCACCAAGAATAAGAACAGTATTAATGCCTTCTTCATCTAGTTTTGGAAAGAAGGTGTCACGATAGAACTTCTCATAATAATCCAAAAAATGAGTTGAATCATTTCTTGCACCAAAATGTTGGTCGGTTATAATTGCAATTTTCATAATCTAACTATTATATCACTCGTCTAAGAATTTTTCAATCCCTTTTGGCTTCTTTGCCTCTTTTTTCTTATCTTTAGCTTCTTCATATGTTTCAATAAATTCGGCAATATTATCATAGAGTTCAAATTGCTTGGAGGTACCATCTTCAAATTCCATTAGTTCAAACTCATCTAAAATACCCATCTGTTCGGTGGCTTTATATTTTACATAAGTTTGTTTCTTTTCTTTTTGTATTCTTCGTAAAAAGGCATAATATATGATTTGAGTAAAGTAGGCAAATGGATTTTTAGATTTGGTTGGATCAAAGTTATTGAAATACATCAAACAGTTTTCAATACCATCTGACATCATTTCATCACGATAAGTATAGTTGATGAAGTTGGGTTTGTGTGATAGACCTTCTGCTATCTTCATAAAACACTCTCCAATGTAATTAGGAATTGGAGGAGGTTCTTTTTTATTCTTCTGTGCCTTCTTACTGGCTTCTTTGTAATCAATTAATGCTTTAAGAAAATCGGCATTGTTTATATA